AAAACCAAATTTGTTGCATCTGTAATACTTGCAACTTTACCTTTAAATTTGTCAGCTCCTAAAATTAATTGGTCCCCGACTACAAGTTCAGTCGTGAATAATGTTCCGTTACCAGATACAGCAGTTGAACCGTCTGTATAAGCTACATTTCCTGCTATTGTATTAGAAAATGCGGCTGCACTTTGACATATTGATACTTTTAATGCATTTCCTAATATACCAGGATATTTTGCGACCCAGTTTCCTGCGCCTGTCGTACCAGTATTATGATTGTTTTCGTAGTCTTCTTCATTAAGAATACTTCTACCAACACCACTTGATGATGCATTATTTGAACTAGCTACGTTTGTACGAACAATGTATAGTTTATTACCGTAAGATAAAAAATTACTAGCAGTAAACCAATCTGTCGCACAATTTGCGTTCGGTTTGTTAAAAGTGTCAACTAGAGCATCTTCTGAGTTTATTAAAACTCTCTGACTAACTGGTCCCCAACGAAAATGGCCAGCTAAGGCTCCTTCTGTTGTTGATACCGCTGGTACAACGGTAGTTAAGTCAATTTCACTCGTATTAACACCTGGTGATACTTGAAAAGGCATCTTTCATTCTCCCATTATAGATTTATTCTACATTTTCTGCGATTACTTTATTATTTATAAAATAGAAAATCTTTGAAATTATTTACTTCTTTATATAAAGAAATTAGTAGATTCGTTCATCTTCTTCTGGAAACATCCAATTTGATTTATTTATAGTTGTCTCTACTTCTGGGTCACCACCATCATCTAAAAACCCAAAAGGTAAAACTTCTTCTTCCATTTGTCTTTCTCTGTCTTTCATCAATTTTACTCTCAAATCCATATCAGTTAATTCTTTAAAGAATGGTTGATTAGTAGACCATGCAAATAAAACTAGACACATTGCTAAATCATCATGGGCTCCTATTTCTGCCTCGTATGAAGAATATCTCTGTATAAATGTTGACAATTCATTAACAATATGATAATCATTAATTATAATCTTATCATTCTCAACCATAGCTTTTAAGTTAGCACAGCCAATTCTCTTAACTTGTTTCGTTGTTCTAACACCCTTCTGAGTACCAGTTTTAGAAAATCCACCACCTAAAATTTGACCAGCACGTCCTTTCATTACTGTAAATATGATATTATCATATTCCAATTCTCCATGTAATATGTCAGCTATTTGTTGGCCATTATCATTAATTTCTACTAATACATATGCATCATTATACGACTTACATACGTTATGAACAATATTAGGATAAACTAATGATTCTATTAAATTATTACGATAAGTAGCAACAACTTCAAACGGTACTGTTGTTACATCTATTACTACAAAAGCAGAATAATCTATACCCGCTCCACGAGATGTATCAACTGTACAATAATATACATGGTCTGGCTGTGCCTCTTTATAAACACAGAGACTTTCATCATATCCTTGAAGAATAGGAGTATGCCATGCCATACTAGATAATTTACTATGAGCAATCAATGTATTTGTAGAACCTAAGAACTCGGCCTCAAATTCTTGTCTCCATTGGTCTTCACTCGTATTAGAAATTGTTTTCTCTTTCCATTCAAGGTCTCTACCAGGAACATCGTCCCAGTTTACAGCAAAATTCTTATATTCATTTCTTCCTTCTACTGAATTGGTCCATATCTTATAAAATAAATCAAATCCACAAGGAGTTGATGTAATAACAACTTTTGTATTAGTACCAGAAATAATAGTAGGATATACTGATGTGAAGAAATCTTCTTGTAAATTTCTAGGTACGAATGCAAATTCATCAAGATATAAAAAGTTAATTGAATAACCACGAATAGCAGAAGAACCTGTTGATGATGATATTATCTGACTTCCATTCTCTAACTCCATTGAAGTTTTATTCCAAGACAATATGCCCTGTTGTAACCACTTAGGAAGATGTTCGTATGCTCTTTGTACACGAGCAAGAATTTCTCTCGCTGTTGATAATTTATTAGCAAGAATAGCTATTGTATAATCTGTATTAAACAACGCATACCATAAGATAGTAGCGGCCGCTGTCGTTGTCTTACCAGCTTGTCTGCAAGTTTTGATTACTGTAAAACGATTATCTGCAATCATTTTAACTAAATCATTCTGATAATCATACATTGTGAAAGAAATAAGACCTTCATCTAGACTAACAATCTTTACATAATTGTTGATGAAGTAGTTTATATCTTTAGAACATTTGATATATTCTTTTAATCTTTCCTTATCCCATTCTAAAGATTGATACGCCTTCTTTAGATTTGGATTGGCGGCATATATGTCTGTCATAATCTAAGTAGAATTATTTTTCAATAGATTCTGTAAATCTTTAGTACTTCCTAAAAATAATGCGTTTGTTACATTTTTTGGTTGAACTTCAGCACTCTCTTTCTTTATAGCTTTTGCTTTTCTTTGTAATTCTAACAAATCTTTGTTTGCATCTACGATTGTCTTCATTAAAGCTGATAATACTTCAAATGCTCTAGGTGATTCTGAAGTAGATGCAATAGAAGAAAGTTCCTCTATTACTTGTTGACCATTATCTATAATTCCTTTTAAATTATCTCTAGCATATTCAAAATCTTCATCAGTAATGTTATCTGAATTAACTAATTCTCTAGCTGGCAGTATTTCGCCATTACTCAGAACTTCTTTCATTGATTTTGTATCTGGAGATAATTCTAAAATATCTTCCATAGTTTTTTCTAAATTTGTTTTAGTACTCATAATTAATTACTCCAATTCGTCTTCAAAACCCAATACTAAGAATGGGTCATCTTCTATATCAGTAGTAAATCCATAATCGCTGTTTGCACTAATTTCACTTAATGCAACAGATAATGATGCATTAGATGATGGTGATGTTAATGGTGCACCGTTTGCAAAAGCAGAAGGTGTAACTGTAATTCTCTCACCTGTAGGTGTATCAGCATCAATATTAAGTTTAACTCTAGCAATAGAACGTTTAATAACACCAGAAGTAGATACTGGTCCAAATAATAATCCTTTAACAATAAAATTCAAATTATATATTAATGCTCGTCTTGTATCAAAATCTCCTTCATACGAATCTTCAACTGTAATATCTTGTAATACAACAGGAGTATCGACAACTATATCCATTTCTGGAATCAATCTTACATTAGTAGTAAATTCTGGCCTAAAATATGGTAATATCTGTTCTACTATCTGACAACCATCATCAGCATTTTTTACAAATATAGAAAGAGCAAATGTAATGTCATAAGGAACAGGAACATATTGTGATTTTAATCTAGCTTTATCACTATTCAATATGTTTATGTTCTTTATAGTAGAAGAAAGTTTTCTATTACCAGCATATTGATATGATGATATTTCAAAACCAATACGTGGTAAAGTTATTGCTGTTTTTGCATCTAGATTAGGGTCTTGTTTAAGTCTTACAAGAAATTTTTCTTTAGGACCATATGCAATAGGTACAGCAATAGACTGTACTTTAACTCCTGCAGTATTAAGTCTTTGAATAACAATATCGTTAAACAAATTACCGAAAGCCATTACATACTTTCTAAGAATACCATGATAATATTGGGCCCCAAACATAATTAGTACCTATCCATTTCTGAGAAAGGATTTCCTTCACTAAAGTCGATTATTGCATCTGTACCGAATACTGAATCTGTTGATTGCAAATATTCATTGTTAGCAGTTGGTTGAGTACCCTCGATTCTATACTCTTGCATGATAGAGCCACCATCTTCGGATTGTAGTACACCTTCTCCGTATGTTCCATCATCATCTAATGAATATTCAAATGCAAGAATATCTGTTGTTAATGCAGACTCAATGGCATCAATAGCTGTATTACCAGTACTAATTTTTTCACTACTATATGTAAATAATTCACAACGTAAATCATAAGTTTGCAATCTTCCTGATTGATAGAACACAGACTCATGTTCTACAAACTTAATCTCATATAGTTTTTGAACTAGTGGAAAGAAAAGTAAGTCTCCCTCTTTAGGTCTATTAGATGTTATTGTATATCCTTCACCTGCACCATCTAACATTAAAGAATCACCAGCTTGTGAGTCTGTTAAAAATTGTCTAGATGGAGCGGCTGTATTAGCTGATTCTGTTAAATAATTGTAACCGTCTTCAGTAGTAACCTTTTCTGTTAATGACTGGTCAAATCTTTTACGTGCTACTGTAAATGTTATAGTATCTCGTACTTCTAAATTAAACTTTGATAAGAACTCACCTTCTCC